ATGATAGATGTTTAATTATGTCTATAACTTCTCTTTTCAAATAGGGTACATCTATTACATTAACTCTTTTGACAATAAAGTCTCCGCGCTCATCTTGATGATAAATTGGGTTACCATACTTATCCTCAGCTTTCTGTTCAAACTCAATATGGTGAATCTGCATGTTACCTGGTTTATATCTTGGATTATGCTTCAAGATAATATACATGTAAATACTGAGCTGTAATGCATAATGATTAAAGTTGCAATCATCTAGATGACCCAAAGGTTTCTGCATCTTCTTGGTTACACCCTCCCAGGTTTTAAAACCCTGGCGCTTAATCTCCTTGTTTGTTTTATAGTCAATGATGTTAACCTTTGAGTTAACCACCTCAATTCTATCAGCCTGGCCGCATATACCTGCTGATTTAAGATAAACAAAGTGCTCTGGGTAAATACCCTCAACAAGATTTTGATCGGGTGCATGCTTGATACCATCAAACTCAATAGGCTTTACAATCTGTAGTTGTCTACCCTCTAGTGTAATGTTATCACATGCGTATAGGTCATTCTCTCTTTGTTGGTGGTAGAAGGTGCCCATGGACATCGCGCGCTCAGATTCATTTTTCCAAATCTGTTGAATCTCAGCTGGCGCCATACCATACCACTTAGACCTCTTGTTTTGAGAAGACTTTTTTGATTGAGCCACAGGATCAAATGGCTCTTTGAACTTGCTAATAACTGATGTTACACTAGTCCACTGAATGTTTTCGTTTTCATTAGTCGAAAGGTAGGTGTGTGTCTCCGGGATAAATTTGACTGCCATGATTAAGATTAATTGAGTTGTCGTTTGAGTTGAAACATTCCACATATCCTGGTGGTAAACCATTTAACTCGCTGATTATGCGAGTGCCTTTGCATGTGGGGCAAATAGCATCTGATGAAACAGGGTTTGAAAATAAACCTGTACCATTACAAATAGGACATTTTTGATAAGACATTAGTATTCTAGATTAAGATCGTTTTTAACTTGTTCTTCTGTTTCTTCATCTGTTAGTGCATCCCAGCGATTATCATCGCAGGCACTAGACAAAGAACGCGTTTTCCATTTAAGATTACAACCACATAGCCCACAACAAGGTTGTGTGCCGGGCATTAAACAAGATTGTCCCTCTCTATCAATATGAGGACACTTGTTACAAATAGCCATGCGTACATCAGCTACTTGCTCAATAGATTCTTTGGTAATAATAGAGTTCTTAATACCCTCAAGAATCTTTTTTTTGTTCTTCCAAATCTTTAATATATCTGTTTTTTTCATCGTAAAAAGCTTTCATGCGTTGTTTATCTTCTATAACCTGATGTAGAGCACGCTGAAGATCTACTAGTTCTTCTTCACAAATTTTTACAAGCTTGTAGTTTTGCATGGTATCACGCCGGGAATGCTCAATGATATTCTTATGAGTATCTATCTTCTTTCTTACAGCGTTTTCTTTTAAGTTAAACTTACCAAGACCTTCTACAATAATTTGTTTGTACTTAAGACCAGTCAGAGCTTGACGTAACTCTTTATAGTAAAAGTCTACTATTCGTGTAAGATCTGCTTCAGATATACCCATATCATCAGCAATCTCAGGAATAAATGACTTAAACTTATGAGGGGTCATGAGATAACATTTTGATGTCTAAAAACACAGGATGTTGTATAACAACCTTTATTTCAGGATTTACGTAAATAGTCCTAGACTTCTTACGTTTAAGAACCAGATTCTTTGTCTGCAGTTTTACCACCAGGTTTCTTACAGATTGGGGGTTTGAGAGAATCTCGTGATTGACAATGTGGTCACAAAACGGGATCAACTCAAACTCCCCCAAAACTGCAAGATGTGATAAACATTCAATTTCAGTCTCAGTAATTTTTACACCATTAACTAAGCAATGATGCCAAAACTGATACTTAATGATATCAGCCAAATTTAATCTAGTTCTTTTTTGAACTTGATTAACTATGGCCATCTTAAGACTTTTTTAGGTTACGAGACTTAGAACTAGGTTCTGGTGAAGGCTCTTCTTCAGGATCTGGCGCCATATATTGGGCTACCTTAACCTGAATCATAAACCGGTTAGCACGAGCTTCCTCAATTTTTGTAAGCAGTTCTTCATACTCTAACTGCTTCTTTAAAAAGGGAATAGTCTCCTTGTAATGAGCACTTAGCTCCTCACGCCGGCGAACTAGTTCTTCTGGACTGATGTTTTCTTGTTGGTTTTCCATATCATTAAAGTTTACACAAATATACAAAAAATGTTTAAAGTGTACAAAAAGAAAACCCCGCAGTAAAAACTACGGGGCTCTGTAACCAAAAAACACCTCATTTTATGAGACACCAAATATAATAATTAAAACAACTAGTAAGCCACCTATTACGCTACCAATAGCTGTTCTTTTTTTGATCTTTTTCTCTAGCTTAGTAATGTTTTCTTCTTTAATATTGATTATCTGTGTGTATATACTGTCTTTATTGTTAATAAGAGAATCCTTGATCCCGAGCGTGGTTTGTAACTTCTTGTTAATCACGATCAAATCCTGGCAGTTTTCTGCTACCTTTTCAAGACTATCTACTTGTATCTGGGCATATTCATGCTTTAGATAAAGCACGTTTAGGTTACGCTGTTGCTGTTTAGTTATAGCAATAACTGTATCACCTTCCAGCACTAAAATCCTGGGATATCCAACCTGTGAAAAACACAAAGGAGGCAGAATCGCTAAGATTAGACACATAATGAATTTTTTCATCGCGCTGCTTTTTGATTTGTTTGACATTTGTAAGAGTTACATTTACCTGGTTTGAGATTTTATCAGCTTGCACATTTAAAGTTTTAATCTGATAATTTGCGGAATCAATTTTCTTACCAAGATTATAAACCTCCATCTCTAATTTTGTTGTAGAGATTAAATCTTGATCTTTAGTAAAGTACCTATCAAACATAAAGAATATGAGCATACCTATGCCGGCTAAACTAGCATAGCGCACAATTCTATCAAACAGCTCCAGGCTCATCATCTTTTTGTTTTTTCAGGTTGATGATCACACCTACAGCTTTCTTAACACTTCTAACAAACTCAAATATTCTTTCAGTAATACCTTTTCCAGTTTGCCATCTTACTTTTTCATCAATAGAACTGTACTCTATCCAGATTATAAACAAAGCGGTGAACAGTGTAGATAGATATTCTTTAGGAAAGTACATCATCACAAAATCATTAAGGATCCAGCTATCTAACATAAAGATAAACGTGAGTCCTCCGCCGTATGTAAACATCTTGTTTACAAAACCTTTTCTTGTGATTTCACTAAGTACCTCTTTACCTTGTTTTTTCGCGTACCATCTTCCTGCAAAAGTATCTGCTACAACAGCAAAGAATACTAAAAGTAATAGTGGTACTAGTGGCATGAAGAATGTTAGCACTACTGATATATATGAAAGTAGAGTTGCTTTAAGATTTAGCTTTTCCATTTTGTTCTTGTTATCTTATAATATACAAATTATTCTTGGGTATTACAAGAATGCAGCTAACTGGGCACCGGTGCTTTGAACAGTAGATGCATCTTTTAGTCTCTCTCCAATACTATTAGGTGTAGTAATACTTGCTAGTGGTACATTCCAGATGTCTGTAGCGTTTAAATATGCAGTACCTACAGTGTTGTCAATAGGCACACCAATACTAACAGCCGCAGCAGGCGGTACAGCGCAAGTACCTGTTAAGTTGTTTGTAGGGCCGTAAACAACACCAGTTCTTACATTAGCCTCAGCAGGATGCCCAGTTGCAACTCCAGGGGTGTAAAGTGTTCTATATTGACCTGCATTGGTTGTTAGAAACTGCCAAGATATATCTCCTGTTGGGTGAACGTTTAGGGTAGTGAACAAAATTGTATTTGCGGTAGTTGTTGTTATGTTGCCACTAAATGTTAAATTTATAGCCGCATAGAAGTAATCCCAAATATCTATTGCATTGGTATTAGTTGTAACAGATATATCACCTATAATATTAATGTTTGAGTTTCCATTCGCCCCAATACAAGCTCCGCCATACAAGTTGCCAGTAAGATTAAATGAACCTGTACCTGTTGCTAAATATATTGGAGTGGTACGTCTGAAGACTCCCTGCCCATATACATTACCTGTTAAGTTGTAAATGTTACCACTAGAGACTTGAATACCCCTGCTGTAATTTGAACCTGTATATAGAAAATATACATTTCCTGTGTGATTTACAGTTAATGTAGGAGTCGAAACAAGCTGTATTGCATAATCATCTCCACCACCACCATAATTGCCTGCTCTTACATCTGCAATAATGTTAACGGTACTATTTAATGCATTTATTCTCATCGTTCTTGTTTGAGCCAAAGGAGTAACAATTCCTTGGCCTGTACACGTTATATTTCTTGATGCAAGAATTGTGAATGCAATATTTGTCCAAACTTGTTGTGATATCCCAGTAGCCGATGTAGTCCTTAGTGATGCAACAGTAATATCTTGGTCAATTGTAACCGAGAAGTTGTTGCCATATACATCATCACTCGCCCCCGGCAACACCGTAGATGCAACAAAACTACCAGTAGAATCGTCTTCCCAAATAGCCAAGTCTGACCAGTTGCCGTTGGCTACCGCTTTGTAATTAGCCATGATTAAAGACCTTTTGCGTTAATATACTCTTGAACTGCCTCAGTAATCTTAGCAAATGCTTTTAATGCATCAGCATCACCTGAAGTGGTAACATCACCATATACAATAGGAACGTCATATTGTGATGGATCTTCAGGTCTAATTACATTTCCATTTTCATCATGGGTGTAATACTGCAATCTAATGGCTACAGTTTGTCCAATTTCAGCTTCTCTGAACAATGGCATTGATGAAAGAGATGCTGCTACCTTATCATAGGTAACATCGTTTACTGTAATAGGTTTATTTGTATTCATAGTCTTTATGTATAAATTACTGTGTATCTGTCATCCCAGGCAACATTGTTAGCACTTAATGTAACAACAGAGCCATCATTATTAACTTGAAGTCTATCTATCTGCCATATAGGTTCAGAAGTAAATGCTCCTATTGGAGATACTCCACAATAACTATATGGTGCATTCCAATCATTTTTCTTTTGTAAGGGTAAATAACTATTGGAATATGTAACAGTGTATCTATTATCCCAAGCAACATTATTAGCTGATTTAACTATAATATCACCTGTGTTAGTAACTTCAATCCTATCTATTTGCCATTCAGGGTCACTTTCTAAAGTTCCTTCAGCAGCAGTTCCACAATAGGAATATGGAGCTACCCAATCATTTCTTCTTTCTCCTACAATATATTCTCCACCACCTCCTCCTGATACAGGTTTATAAGTACCATCATCAGAAAGATAATTAGTTCCTGGACCTGAGTTAATTAAAGTATCAAGTAAAGGCTTATTAGGGTGTGTATGTGCATCTCTAGTAACAGTAAGCATAGAGGTTCTAAGAAACTTTTTAATGGTCTCCTCAACATACACTTGCATTTCTCTAGATATTGACATTACTGATTATCTCTTTGTTCTCGTAAATTAACAATAGTAGCTACAGTCTTTTTTACAGATTTAACAAACTGAAATATTCTTTCAGTAATACCTTTTCCTGTTTGCCATCTTATCTTTTCATCAACAGATGTATACTCTATCCAGATTATAAACAAAGCTGTAAATAGTGTAGATAGATATTGTTTAGGAAAGTACATCATCACAAAATCATTAAGGATCCATCTATCTAATAAAAAGATAAACGTAAGTCCACCACCATAGGTAAGCATTTTGTTTACAAATCCTTTTCTTGTGATTTTACTAAGCACTTCTTTACCTTGTTTTTTAGCATACCACCTGCCTACAAAAGTATCTGCTACAACAGCAAAGAATACTAAAAGCAATAGTGGTACTAGTGGTGTAAAGAATGATATTACCACTGATATATATGAAAGTAGAGTTACTTTAAGATTTAGCTTTTCCATTTTAGTTAGATGTTCACGTAGGTTGTTTCTGGAATAAAGTTTTTGTTGTTGTGTCTTTTTAATAGTTCTTTAGTAGATAAGCCAAAGGTTTTTTGAAAGTGAGGTCTGTCTATAAACTTCCAGTCACCTCCCCATTCCCAACCATAGGATTTAAAGATATTTACTACTTCCATCCAGTCTGAAGTTTTGTCATTGTCAAAATCCTTTTTCCAATCCCAAGATGCTAATTTACCATCAATAATTAAACAGAAATCTATAGCTAATCCATAGTTATGATAGGATTGACCACCTTTAGCATTAGTTACTTTACCTACTCTTTTACCAGTGGTACTGAATAACTTTGTCCTTCCTTTAGCATATAAAGCATTTTGTTGCTCAAAAGTTCTAAGTGTTTGAGTAAATCTGCATGATGCTCTACCTGTAAGGGCTTCAGTGATTTTTTTATATATCTCCTTAGCTTCTTCTCTAACAGAAGGATGCAGTAATTCTATTCTATCTAAACTAATTTGGTCCATATTAATAAGTTTTACTTAGTGTAAATATTTCTGAATAAAACACATTAGCAGGGTTTAAAGCAGACCACTGAGCAGTTATATCTAGGGTATTTGAAATAGTAGTATCAAATACAGTATTTTCAACAGTACTAAATGTGATACCTTCAAAACCTGTAGAAGAATCTCTTAGATAGAGAAAATCCCCATGAGTAACAATAGAAGCTACCCCACCAGCACCAATTTGTCTAACGGTAAAAGATACCTCTAGTTCCCAGTTTCTATTACTAATCTGAGGTAAAGGTATAGCACCAGTTGTAGCTAAAATAGCAGGACCAGATTTAATTCTAATTGTTATTGGAGAGTTATTACTACAAGTTACTCTGCCACCCATAACTACAGAAAAAGAATCTCCTACAGAAAATCCATTAGCAGGTACTGTTAAAGTCCCTACACCACCATCAATTAAAGTAATCTCTGTATTACTATTATTATTAGGGCTATCTCCAGTTTGAGAAAAAAGCCCTCCTACAGAACTACCAGTTCCTGATGTTCCTGTATTTTTAAATACACTTTGCCTAGTTGTATTAATATACTTTGACATAATATTAGTATAAGTAGGTGATAAACAATGTAGTAGTAGCTGCTACTTCTTCTATTACTCTAAACTTTTGTAGGTTAGAAAATTCAGTAATAATGAATTCATCATTATCTTTTCTAGCAATACCTACACCAGCAGAAGGAGTAGAACCATCATAGGTATATCTTAAAGCTTTACCAGGAGCAGTAGAGTCTACATAGATATGCACTGCTCTAGCATTAGCTAAAGCTCCACTTAAATTAAGTAGTTGCACTGTTCCACTTACTGTAATAGTAGCAGAACCAAAAGCTTTATAATCATTTACTATGGTTTCTTTAGCTTTAAAAAGATTACCATTTAAAAATCCTTGTGTCATTTTATTTATTTTTTAACAATTACAATCTTCTGTTAACTCCATAGCATGATGGACAATACTGCAAATTTCTTCTTCTGTTAAACAGTTTATATCATCTAAAGTTTGACCTTCTTCTAGTGAAGTATTATAGCAGTATAAAGACTTAATATACTCTCTAACTACTAACATTCTAGTTTCAAGTTCAGGACATTTTCTTCCCAACTTGTACTTATTAGTTAGCTGTTGAGCTAAATCTGAGTACTTACATTGTATGTACTGAATGTACTTTATTCTGCATTCTTCTGTCATGATTTCCGTAAAATATATTCTACAGTAAAGTAAGAAGGAGTGATATAACCTAGATTTTCAGAACCTAAAAATATATGAAATGCAGCAGACAAATCTACAGCTGTAGCAACAGTTGTTCTATTAATAACATAGTTACCATCAGATAAAGGAAAAAGCCCTGAGCCTACTTCAGAAAGAGAATCAGCAAACTTAGCAGTTCCTACTGCATTGAAAGAATTAATAGTCACTCTATCAAAATAAAATTCTAAATAAAAGAATTTATTATTAGGAATTGTACCATCAAACTCTACAACTTTACTTGAACCAGCAATAGCTACACCACTATTATTGATGTACACTGCTAGTACCCCATTAGCAGGTACTGCTATATCACTTAATGTAAAGACAGCTCTTACTTTTAATCTATCTTCAGCTTTAGTAATTTCTGTAGTAGGAGAAATAAGTACTCCAGGACTATATGTTCTTTCAGTACCCTCAACAGGCCCAGTAGCAAAAGTAGTTACTGTATCAATAACATTACCTGCATCTAAGCCATTAGTACCATTAGTACCATTTGTGCCATTAGCCCCAGCAGGTCCTGGGTCACCTTGAGGGCCTTGTGGACCAACAATACTAGGAATAGTTATAGTAGAGCAATCATTACAATTACAATTTGAAATACCAGAGGAGCAGTTGCACATAATATATTATTTTAGCAGCAGCATTTTTGAATGCTACATATTTTATTTACTTGAGTTAATAAATCAGTAGCTTGGGCATCTTTACCACAAGCAAATGCTGACTTAGCAGCATAAAGAAGAGCTTCAGCTTGTTTGTAGTAGTCCCAGTAATTTTCCCAATTACAGCCACACATTTCTTCTTTAAACTTAGCTTTCATTTTTTCTACACAGCAGTCAGCTTTACAAGTAGAAAAAGTTTTAACTGTAACAGTATACTCAGTATCAGTATCAGTATCTATTACAGTATAGGTTAAAGTATAGATACCATCATTAAGAGTAATATCATCTACAAGCTTTAACAAAAAGGTGCCATCTACAATAATTGCTCCCTGCACTTCAGCAGTAACATCATATGTAATAGCAGAACCCCCAGGAGGGGTTAAAACAACAGAAGCTGAATCTACATCAGCTAGTGCTAAATTAGGTGCACCCCATCCAGTAGGATTGGTAGTTACATCATATTCTCCAGTAGCATCAGATATCTGAAGCTTACTGCATTTCTCTTTAAAGCAAAGAGACAGCTTTAATTCTAGTGCCATATGTAATCATATTACGGATTATTGAATAAAATAGTTCCATAAACTACTAAAAAAGGGTAGCCCAAAAATTCAGGCTACCCCCATTAGTAGCATTGCTATGATTACAGGTTACCCACTTGGGCAGTAAGGTTGGTATAGTTAGTTACATAGGCATCCAATACAGATACACAACCAGTAAGAACACCACCAGCATTCTCGTAGTTGGTATCAAAAGTACCTGCAACATTGTTATCCAAAGCACAAGCAATACAAAGTTGTGCTCTCAAATCTGTATTAGTCAAAGCTCTGTTAGGCTTACGCAAAACGATATCCAAAGTGGAGTGGTTTTGAGCAGCAATCAAGTCTGTCAATACAGTAGTAGGAGGAAACTCAGTATAGGTGTAAATTTGGCCTTGGTTTCTCCAAGAAGCAGCTTCCATAGTTCTCATTTGCTCATAAGTACCATGTCCCATGAAAGCACCTACTTGATAGCTCAAGTTAGTAGTACCTCCACCAGAAATACCAATTTGGAAAGTTACCAATCCATAAGGGCGAGAATCTAGGATGAAAGGCTGGTTAAGTCCAGTCACACGGATACCCATGTTACCTAAAGCAACGTCAGTATCAAGCACTTGGTGGATAAGGAAAGAACCAGAAGTTTCTTGGAAAGGAGTATCTAAAGTAAGAGTAGATACACCATCAGTAGCTACAATCAAATATACTTCATCCAAGTCATTTGATTGAGAACCTACACGGATGTAATCTCCTACAATACCTACAGCAGTAGCAAGGTTAGGAGCATTGGTTACCAAAGGACTTCCTTGAGTTAAAACAGCAGCAGCATCGTTAGTAGCTTGACCAGCAGCACTAGCTACCATTTCAGCTAAAATAGGTCTACGAGTCCAATAAGAAAGTTGTTTTACCAAGTTTCTGTAAAGACCATTAACTACTTCAGGCTCAGTAGCAGAACCATCAGAAAGATAATCTACAATGATGGGGTTCATCAAAGCAGAAGCTTCTTGAGATACTAACTCATAGAAAGAAACTACAAGGCTGTAATAGTTGTTATTGATAGCTTGGAAAGCTCCAGTATTGGTAACAGCATTATAACCAAAATAAGATACTTGCTGTACTTTAGCAGCAAAAGGAGTACCAGTGTAATTAGTGATGTCTTCATAAGTGAAAAGTTGTGACTCCCACAAGTTCTCAGTAGTACCACGGCCCATAACAATTTTAATGGGGCTAGTAGTAGTAAGAACAGTAGCAGTGCTCAAAATTACATTACTGGCATCAGTAATTACGATTTCTCCATCAGCAAGAATGCCAGGAGAAGCTAAAGCTCCAGGGGTAGCTCCACCACTTCTGGGTAGGTCAGCTCCAGCAAAGAACTTAAAGTTGTCTAAAATTTGCGGTTGTGCAATCATGATAAAAAATTTTAAAGTTTATATGTTATACGTAAAAAATGAAAAAAAGTTACTCAATTTGTTGAGAATCTAATTGTAGTGGCTGGTCAGGTTGTGAAAGAGCTTCTTTCAGCATCTTTACAGCAATGTCTACAATAGGTCTATGTGTTGATTCATCTAACTCACAGTTCTGCATATTGACTGGAGTTACAAAATTTGTTAGGTCTACTTTGATAGGTTTTGGTAACCTTAAATATCGCAAATTGTAATCTACGATATTGAAGGTGCCATCAGTAATTAACTCATGCCTTTTTCCAGTTTGACCTGTAATAAATGAATAGCCATTAGAAGAAGTAGTGGTTTGAGAATTATACCCAGTGTTAGTTCTAGTAAATGCTAATCTCCATACTAAACCTTCAGTTTGATTAAAGTAAGGTTTCTTGAATGGATTACTTTTGCTTCTGTTAAACTCATTATGAGTTATAACATATACAGCTAAATCAGCAGGTTCACCAGTTTCACAATCATCTTGGTCAATGATACACCTTTCTAAAATGGTGTACATAAAGTCCAATGGTAATGTGGCAAACACTCCATTAGGTAAATTATCTATAGTGTTAGTAAAACTTGAAACAGTAGCAGAGGTTACCAATGGTGATAACCCCTGCATTCTGATTTCTGTTTCTTCTAACCCTTCCCTCTTCAAATTTAAAATAGCAGTAATTCTTGTATGAACAAAATGATTCTGTGCGTTAGTTAAGACAATATTTGCCTCACCCTCCTGAATCCCAGGAGCACCAGCAGAGTTGAGTTTTTCATACTCTACTAAAACTAACTGCCACATTTCATTAGCTGTCATACATCAGAGTTTTCTACTTGAAATTCTAGTTTCTTTCTGAACTCTAGTTTTTCAGGGTTGTTAATAAGTGAAATTACATCACCCAATGCTCCTAGAGGTTCATCACCCATAGTAAAGTATTTGGTGCTAATTTTCTTAAGTGCTCCTGCTCTAATTGCTCTGAAGATTAGGATTTTATCATCCTTATACTCATCATTAACAATAGACAAGAATAACTTAGGATTGGTCTCCATAACTTCATAGACCAAGTTAAATAGGAAATCTGTAGAAGCAGTTTTAGAGATAATATTGTTAGGGTCTTTGATAATCATAAACTCCATAAGAAGCTCACGATGATCTTTCATCCTATTAAACTCTTCGGTTGCTTTTAATCTAAGGTTAATCTCTTCCTTCTTGCGGTCTACAGATACTTTTTCATCTACTAAAGCAAACCAGTAAGTAGGCTTAGCATTTCTTGATTCCCAAGAAGGAGCAATATACTTGTCATTAGTTTTTAGAACTCTCCAAGTAATATTATCCCATACATTAGTTAAGTCAAGAGTTAAGCCTTCTTTTGGAAGCTTTACTGAATAAGGTAGTTTACCTTTGTTATTTGGTCCATCAGAAATCCATCCTGACCAAAAGTTTTTTGTTTCTTTAGCAAAAGATAAATCATATCCTGAAATTCTATTAAAGAACTCTAGTTCTGTCATAGGTTCATCAGGAAACTGAGGAGTTAATACCTTTTCAATGTGGTCAAAGATAGGTAAGAATTCACCAGTAGTTCTATCTCTCTTTAACTCAAGAGACCTTCCCATACCTTCATGAATAAATCCTTCAGGCAATTGTTCTACTTGCTGATTAGTAAAAGTCCTACTTTCAATAGGTACTACTCTAACAGTCCTTTTATTCAAAAAATCCATAGTAGGATATTTTGGTTTTGAAGGAGTAGATGCTAAAGTGATTTGTTCTGTTTGGGGCACTTCTTCTACAGTTGTAGGAATTGTTGATTTTTTAGGCATAGCAATATTTTTTTGTTTAATGATATACAAAAGTGGGGTTTTACCCCCACTTTTGCAAATATCAACAACTATTAGATGTTATAAGGCATCCACAAGATTTTGGTAGGGTCTTCTACAACACAACCAGTCCACTCCATACCATGTACTTCATAAGCATCTACAGGGCTAGCAGTCATAGCTGAACCAGTGTTTACTTTAGAAGTGTAAGGGGAGAATGGGTCACGCATTCCAGGAATATATTTGTATACTCCATTTTCAAGACCTTTAACAGTCAAACGATGGATACCTGGGTCACCCAAGAATTCACCATTGGCCATTTTATGTCCACCACGGATTAACATATGGCGAGAAGCATTAAGACCATATCCAGAAGGATGTTTCTCTTTGTAACGTTCTACATCATCAAAGAAAGGTCTGTGCTTAACCATGATGTTTACACCATTGTAAGACTTGAACTGAGTGAATACACCTTGGTAAGTCAAACCTTGGCTACCCATATCACCATTCTTTTCTACTCGTTGAGTAACAAAGTTAGGAGTATATTGAGTAGAACGGCTTTCAATCCACTGAGAGATATCTTTCTTACCGTAAGCACCAGTTTCAATTACTACATAATACTCATCCTGCATTTTGTAAGCAAGACCCATTTCAATGGTCATGTCTACAATTTTGTCAAGGTTTAGAGTAGAGTAGGGGTGGATATTGGTGTTAGCAATTTGCTTGAACATACCAGCAAAAGTCTGGATAGTACAACCATTGCGGTCATCAATACCATAATAAATTTCATTTTGTGTGTAGTTCTTGTGAGAGAACAAGAATGCACGAGCTTGTTGCTTCTTAAATTGGTAAAGAGCTACCATATCATAGAAGTTAACAAAAGCACCAGTATAAGGCTTAGTAGACTTAGGGTCTGTAGGATCAGGGAAACCAAAAGCTAGAGGTACGTTTTTACCTTCAGCGATGATGTTACCATCAACCTTATAGTTCATTCTTTGTAGGGCAGCACGAGCTTTCAATTCTACGAAAGTAGTAAAGTGAGCTTGAGTACCACTCATAGAACGCTCTCCAGATTGGAAGTTAGTTTCTTTAGACCAACGAGTACCAATACCAAGTTCAGTAGCAGGTACAGAACGGTTTAATGGGTCATCAGTAATAAGAGCTACTTCATACTTCCAACGGTTAGGAGCTTCTTCTTCTACACTCTTAATTTGGATATAGTAGTCATCAGGATTGTGACCAACAATAACGTCATTAAGGTCAAAGAAACGCTCTCCAAAAATCATGTACCAACGAGCTTGGTTAAGACCTACAGCAGCAGGCTTAGCACCCAAAGAATCATACCAGTCAAGAAGCTGTACAGTTTTGTTGTTGTTACCAGCTACTCTCCAATGGTAAAATTTGTTCTCTGTGTCAAGAACTTTGGTAGGGAACTCATTCATAAAGTTCACATAATCATCAGAAGGCAGAGTTTGGAAAATTCTGCGATACATATCAGAAGCCAATTGAGGCTCAATCATGCCTAGTTCTCCCAAGTGGGGAACCTTCAGTGGTCCATTAAAAGTTTTAGGACCGTACCTTGCAATTAAGGGAAATAATTCAGTCATTGTATTTGGGTTTTAGTTAATAAAAAATTTACTTATTGATTTGATAGTTTTTTGGCTAATTCAGCCCATCGTTTTTTATGGTCTTCTTTTTCTACATCCATATCTATAGAACTATCAGTACTGTAGCCAGAAGTTCTTCTTCTCACATTATCAGAATCTACAGCTTTATGAAGCTCATTAATAGCTTCACTTTTACCTAGAGATTTGATAACAGAGAAATCAGGAACAAAATCCCTTTTTCTAGCATCGTATTTAAATAGACCCATAGTATGATATAGTCTAAGTAGAGCATCAAATTTGTTAGGGTCAACCTCTCTTGTTGCCAAGATAGGATTAACCTTTTGACCTTCTTGAGTTTCAACTAGAGAATATTCTTTCATCCAGTTGTCTTTCATTTTCTTGGTCAGTTTAATACCAGCAATTTCATCAGTACTTTGAAGATAGTTCTGAAGCTCTTCAGCTTGTCTTTTATGAAACTCTCTTCTTTGGTACTCTTGTTTAGCTAATTCAGCTTGTGCACCTTTTTCATGCTCAGCCAAAAGCTGTTTAAATTCAGGTAGAGATTCTAGGGCATCATCTACTAATGTTCCTAGGTCTTCTCTTTTCTGAACTTCTCTTTTAATCTTCTCCTCTGAGAAAGCAGTAGTATAACGAAGATACTCAGCATAAAGGTTTTTAGCTTTGTCAGGATTTTCAATTAGAACATCTTCATTGATGCCTTCTGCTAATTTATATCCTTTTACAATTTGAGTAGCGTCATCTTCAGAAACACCATTCTCCATTAAATCAACAAACTTCTGTTGTAGTGGAGTTAAGTTTCTTTCAATGTAATCTGTGGCCATAGCCTCAGCATTTCTAGTTGCATACTCATCTAAGTAATCAAGGAAAGATTCAGGAGAGTCTTCAAACTCTTCTTCATTGAAGCCTTCAAAAGCTCCAGTCTTTTCATGAAGAGCTTTAATGATTGCTGCATATTTTTTAGATGATGATTGAGAGGATGATTCTCGTTTACTTGAGGAGGTGTTAGTATCATCACTTTTTGCCTTAGCAGGCTCTCCACCATCATCTTTGGAGTCGTCAATATCAGTAATAGGAACTAAGCCACTCTCATCAGAAGGAGGAGGGGTTGAAGGTGTAGAATCTTCTCCACTGCTATCTGATGTATCAGCAGCTGGGCTATCTGAATCTTGCATATCTGAAAGACTCATAAGAGGTTGTTCCTCTACTTTTAATGAATTTAAGAAATCTAATGCCATATCTTAAGTTGTTAGTTAATACTCACAAATCTAGTTATAAGTTGCAAAAAACTGCTATAAAATTTTACTGTATGCACAAGGTATATAGCAATTATATATAGGTTATATACAACTATGAAAGGTTCTTGAGTTTATAAAGGGTTGATTGAATTAAGGTTTTTACCTCATCTATCTGATTTAACAGAGCAGGATCAGTAAAAGTTTTTTTATTATCGTCAATAAATTTATGTAGCTCTTCTAAGTGTTTAATAGGATTTTGGTTTGTAGAGCCAGGAATTTCTAGCTTTACAATACCATAGAGTCCTTGGTAAGCTTCTACAAAAGAATCAATAAAATCTAGCAGAGAATCATAATACTTATTTAAGGCCTTATGCTCTGCATAACTTCTTGTTGATAAATGTGCTAGATGAGTAGTATCCCTGGATTGGAATAGTTTTGAAATAAATACTTCAGGTGTCACTTTAGAAGATTTTAATGATGCGAGTTCTTTGATAATATCATCCATAATAATTATTTTTTATTTCTAATTTTTTCTCCTGCTACAGGATTACGAAGTTTCATTCTTTCTACTTCTTTAGCAGTTTCAGCTTTAAGTCTTTCAATCTCTCTTTGATTCTGAATCTTTTCCCTTTCTAGGGCTAGCTTTTGCTGTTCAATGTTAAACTTAGTAGAAATTTCTAATTCCTTATCCATTCTCTTAGCTTCAGCTTCTCTATCTTTTTGATACACCTTTTCTAGTTCAATAGGGTCAGGAATTTGATTGTTATTCAAGTCAATTTCTTCTCTTCTGGAATAAGTCTGTATGGTAGCTATCTGTAATCTAGTTTGAGCTTCTAAGTCATACTTGTATTTATCAAGTTCTAACTTCTTCATTTCTAGCTCCATATTTTGTTGAGCTTCTTGAGCTTTCTGCTGAATCTCTTGTTGTTTAATCTTATTAGCTTCTTGCTGTTGTTGTTCTTGTCTAGCTTGCTGCTCTTCTCTTCTTTTCTTAAGAATCCTAGCTGCATCTTGAACACTTTCAGTTTTAAACACACTAATAAGGTCACCCATATCAGCAGTTCCAGCTGCTACAGCTTGACTAAAGTTTTGCTCAATCATTTGCAGTAGCAGAGCATCATCAGAAGACTTAGATACCATAAGGTCAAAGTCAGCAAGAAGAACTCCATTGATTTCTTCATCTGTCATAATCTCCTTAGTAAAGTCATCCATAAGGAAGGATAACTTCTTAGGATTTTTTCTAAGTATATGAATACCAATATCTAGAATTCTTTTTAGACATCTTTCTTTAAAGAACTCATTTTTAGCAAACCATCTTTCAGTAGTTAGAGAAGATTGAGTAACAGCTCTTTCAACATTACCTACTAGTTCAGTTGAGCTAATAGCTCCTTGTCTCTGCTGAGTAACTCCAGATACTATATCCATAGTTCTGATGATATCCTGCATAACATTATTAAGTACACTAATAGGTCCACTTTGATTTGATGATAATCTATTAGGTGTAATAGTATTATAAGTACCTGCTGCTTGTAAACCTTTAGGAGTCATTACTTCTGCAGTAGGGTCCATAGGCATAAATGCAGTAGATGTTACATAGTTTAAAAACTCATGTAAAGTCATGTTATCAGGTATCATGGAAGTTGGGAACTGCACAATATCTGGTAACATTAGGTTTACTAATACTTGACGCTTGTAATCAAATATGTTGTACAAGTAATCATAAGGCTTAATAATATCCATTAAGGATTGTGCCCTTGAAGAGTTTGTATTGTAAAACTGAAGTACTACAGGAGGTTCTTGCCTAGAGATATTATCTAATGAGTTACCTAAGTAAGGAATAGGTTCAGCTTTAATGTAGATATTAGCTCCAATTTTATAACCTCTCCACCATTCATTAATCCATTCTTCTCTTTCTAAGAACTCTCCATTAGCCTCATCAATTACATACTTTTGGTGCTCATACTTAAGAAGCTCTACACCATTTTCATCTAGGTACTTAACTAGTTTAATCTTTCTCTTAGACCTCCATATGCAATGTAGTAATCTAATGTTTCCCCTGGCATCAAAGTAACTAGAGAACATAGGAAGGTCTAAGTCCCCTAGCGGCATTAACTCCTGTACTCTAGCAGTAGCAGAATTAGTAGGAATAGCTAGTTCTCCTATGTGTCCATACATAGGATAATTAAAGTAAGGCATTGGTCCAGAGTTATAACCTCTGTAATCTTCTAACTCTTTAAGTTGGTCTTTAGTTAGAAAATCATGGAATAAATCTACAAGAGATGAAATAGTATGATAAGTTACTTCTACTAGTGCTTCTAAACCAGATTCATTAGTAGCATGTCCATTCATAATGGTAAATATCCTAGTAGGGTCACCCTTTCTAATAGATACTTCTCCACCCATTTCCTCAATAAAGCAGTATTGTTCAGCAGCAATTAATGCATCTTCAAATGCAGGGTCAAATACTAAATCTTTAACATAGTAGTACTTGTAAAGATACTTGAGTAGTTTATTAGCACCCCTTTCAGCTACATCAAAGAAAGAAGAGTTAGTATACTCTTCTAGTTCTTTTAATCTTTTTTCAGCTAATGCTTGGTCAAAATTAGGATTCTGGATTTGCTCAGCAAAAAACTTTTGATATTCTTGGAGTTTAGCTTCTTCTACTTCTCTAATACCTTGCTGGTCAGATGAACTTCTAATAACACGAAAGTCAAACTTTCTTTTCATGTGTTCTCCTACTAGCAAGTCAATCTTAGAGTTGCCTATCCCTTTATGTTCCATTCTAGCTGGGAAAGTACCTAAGCCTAGTCCATAAGGGTCAACTACTTTCTCAACATCATTCATATTGAGAATACCCCTTTTTAGATTATAGTTAGTTACTTTGTTATAGTAAGAGTTTTTAATCTGTCTATTTTCAAATAACACTAGTGATTCAAAAGCATCAATAGTATTCTGTTGCCACTTCTTAGTTTTCTTAACTGAATCTGAAACTAATTGACTAGGGGCAGTAAATATTCTATTATACATATTATTCTTCTTGTATATTATTAAAGTGCTTCATCCATATATCTTGATTATCTCTTTTTTGTTTATATCTATCAAAATATGAAGAAGTTTTTTTCTTTTGTGGAGATTGTTCTATAGATATACGATTAAATTCCTGTAAAGTTGCATCATACCACACAATCATTAACATGGCAGATATCCTATCGAAGTTAGCTCTAGGGTTTGGATTCCATGCTATAAGCTCTCTAAGGAGTCCTATAGACCTAATTTTTGATAGATTTTTTTCTTCACTTTCTTCAGAAATATTTTCATCTAACCAGGATTTAAGATATTCTAATCCTCTTTCTTTTACAGCCTTGCTCATAATAATACCTTTAGAGGTATTGGTATTTGGCCTCCAAGTATTTCTATCTCTAAGATTATACGGAGTATCAGCTAACAAGTGCAAAGCTTTCTTTTTTTCAAAGTAAGAATACATACCTGTAATGTTGGCTTCATACATTGCTGATGCCTGATAATAGATAATTAATTTCCTACAAGTTTCATAGAATATTTCTGTAGATTCAGGCCTACCTGTGTATTCTGCTACAATTCTTCTGGTTAATCTATCAAATATAAATATTGAACCTACTGAATCTGTACTAGATGTATCATATCTGTAGGGGTCAATACCTGCAATATACCTTCCAATGTTTTCACCATCTTCTCTTTGTCTAGGAGTTTCAAATATTTCTATAAGTCCTGGCTCTGGTTTATGTACAGGATATTCTCTGTATGGAGTACCACTTTGTATATCTCTCCACTTAAGCTCTCCTTCTTCAAATGATAGCATACCTACATTATGCTTATCAATTTCAGTGGAATCATCCATCTTTGATAGAGCATGCTTTAAATCTACTATAGGAAAAAAGAAAGAATGGCTTTGTAAGAAAGCTTCTTTAGGACTTAAAGGGAACTGAGTTACAGAGTCAATCTTAGCTTGTTGGTCTGCACCTTGTTCAGCTCTTTTCCTTAAATCCATAATAGACTGCCTAGCAATATCTTGTAAAGAATTACCAAATTCATCTATCATAGGTTTATCCTTCCACTCTGGATGTTCCTTATAGGCATCTTTATAGACACCAAATCTCATTCTAGTAGCAGGGATAAAAAATCCACATTTTGAGCCTACAGAATCTTCATCCCATATATTGTCAAAAGATAAGAAGTTATACTTTTCAGGATGAAAGAACATTTCAGCAAATTCCTGTGTACCACCTTCCATATCACCACCTGTTCCTTGGATAATAGGTACACCAATTAAGTCATCACCATCTTTCCAGCAAGGTTCTGAGATATTATATGACTGAAGAAGGCCTGGCCATTTACCAGCTTCCTCAAATAGGAACAAGTTACTAGATTTACCAATAGCAGCAAATGGGTTATCCTTAAAAGTAAAGGAATGAATCTCAGACATGTACCCTGCCCAAGCTGATACACCATCTACTGTCTTTTTATATCTAGCTTTTACAAAGTCCTTGGTATTAGGATTTCTTTCTTTACCCCATTCTGTATAGAGGTCTAAGAAATTTAAGTCATCCAAGGACAT